TAATTCGTTTCCAATATAAAATAATTCTGATGGATTATAATCTTTAAGATAATCTTCTAATCGATTCATAAATACAAACGTATCATCATCAATAAAAATATACCAATCGTAATCAGGAATATTCATATTATAGATAAAATGAATGTATTTCCAAGTTATATTTTTCTCATCATCCATAGAATGCCAACCGAATTGCCTTTTTTCATGATCAGGTTTAGACGTTAAATAATAAATATCTTCCTTATTTATATTTTTAAGCATCGTTTCCATTTGGTATTTTACTCTTGTATCCAAATATTTATCACACGTAGAAATAATATAACATATTTTCATTATAAGTTATATTATTTATTTGATTTTAAATTGCTTTTTATTTATTTACTTTATTGTTTCGATTATTTATTTTTTATATGCGAATTTATTATTTATTCTTTCTTATTCGCAAAAGGTCCGCTCACTAATTGACTTTGGCCGTTGTCTGACTTGCCCACAATAATATTTTCACCCTCAAACAATTCCATACAAATATCAGCAGTTGAAATATTTTCCTTTTCCTTCAACGCAAACTCTTGTGTATTTCCATTGTTTACACCAATTAAGTTTCCTTGATCGTCGATGGTTTGTGTAAGTGAATTACCACTCTTTTCAGCATTTTTAATATTCTCTTCAATTGCCTTTTGCTTTGATTCCTTTGTACGCTGCTCGAACGCGGTCTTGGCATTCGCATCATTCTTTTGTTTTTCCTTCATTAACTGGTTCAATTCTTCTTCCATATATTCAACACGACCAGTCTTATAAGCCTCAGGATCCCAAGGCATCCACATTCCCACGGGACCAACAAACACGTCATGATTTGGGTCAATTTCCCTCAACATTTTGCACCTTAATTCGGCTTCTTCTTGACTAGGGTAAGAACCTCTAATCTTTAATCCGCGAGTATTTGTTTGGAAGTTATTTGCGATGTCAAACTGCTTTTGGAGTTCTTCTTCATTGTTGTCGACGAAAGTTTTATAATCATCATCCATGCTATTTTTAGTTAATGCTTCCTTTTCTTCCTTTACAAAATCCTTAAAATCATTGGATACGTCTTCAAAAGAAACGTTGTATTTATAAGAAACAAAATTTAAAAATTGTATAAACTTTTCCATCGATTTATCAAATTCCCACTTCTTTAGGAATTCTTCAAAATAGAACATTTCCTTTTGTTTAATAATCTTTTCTGGGGAACAAAAAGAAACACATACAAATTTTTGACTAGATATAGGCTTATCTTCTTCTAATAAATCAATATATTTAGGATTATTTTTTCCGTTAATTTGTTTTCTCTCAAATCCGGAGCCAGACTTCTTTGAATTTTTTGAACTATTCATTTTAGTAAATTATATTATTTAGTTTTAAGTTTTTTATCGCATTAAATATATTTTTTTCTTTTTATTTATTATAATGGACGGATTAATTAACGTTGCTGAACTTGTTAAGAGAATTATTAAGTATTTAGTTGAAGGTTTGATGGTTGCTATTGCTGCTTATGCCATTCCTAAACGTTCTTTGAATATTGAAGAAATCGTGTTGATTGCCTTAACTGCCGCTGCTACCTTTAGCATTCTCGATACCTATGTGCCATCTATGGGTGCTACTGCTCGTTCTGGTGCTGGTTTTGGTATTGGAGCCAATCTTGTAAAATTTCCCGGGGGATTTTAAATTAAATTAAATAAATTAAAATTGAAATAATTTTTTTGAAAATATATTATTATATAAATTAAATGTTATATAATAATGAGACGTTAAATAAATATTGTCAGGATAATAAAATTAATTTACTCGAGAATTGTGACAAAATTATAATAAATAGAGACCATAAAATAAATGGAGCATGTATTACAAAAGATTGTAATAATGAATTTGAAAAATCATTTAGACAACTGATAAAAATAGGAGCGTATTGTTATAATTGTACCGTTAATAATGGAAAACAAAAAGGTTCTTTAAAGTGTAAATATAATCTAGAATATTTAATAACCTTTTGTAAAGAAAATAATATTACATTAAATGTTAATTATGCGAATGAATTTATAAACAGAGATACAAAAATAAATGGAAAATGTATAACTAAAGGTTGTGACCTTACGTTTAATAGATCATTTAGAGAACTAATTAAATTAAATGGTTATTGTGCGGATTGTTGTAAAGAAATTGGTAAAATGAAAATAAGAGAAACAAATTTAAAAACTTTTGGATGCCACAATGTGATGAAAAATGAAGATGTAAAAGAAAAACAAAAAAATACAATTTTAGAAAAATATGGAGTAGAACATATTTCACAATTAGAAAACATTAAAAAACAAAAAAAAGAAAAAAGTTTAGAAAAGTATGGAACTGAGTTTGTTTTACAATCAGAAGAAATTAAAAATAAAACAAAAGAGACAAATTTACTTAAATATGGATTTGAAAATCCACAACAAAATGTATCTATACGACAAAAAACTGAAGAGACTAATTTTGCTAAATATGGTGTAAAATGTTATTTTAATAGTGAAGAATTTAAAGATACATCAATTCAAACAAATATAAAAAAATATGGAGTTCCACATCATTCTCAAAATAGTGATATTGCTAATATCATATTAAATAATTCATACACTACAAAAAAATATAAAATGCCATCAGGTAAAATAATATGTTATCAAGGTTATGAAAATTTTGCGCTAGATGAATTGATTAATATAGAAAACATTTTAGAAGAAGATATTATTACAAATAGAAAAGACGTTCCTGAAATATGGTATCTCGATAAAACAGGTAAGAAGAGAAGACATTTTGTTGATTTCTTTATTAAAACGCAACAACGTTGTATTGAAGTGAAGTCAACCTGGACAAATCAAGATAAAAATAATGTTTTAGAAAAACAAAAAGCAGCAATAAATTTAGGATATAAGTATGAAATATGGATTTTTGATAAAAAAGGTAATAAATTATAAGTATTATAAAATGACAAAATAACAAATACTACATAATATATTTAATCTAAATATATTATATAAAAATGGCAAAATCACATAAAACACGTAGGAAATCTCAAAAGAGACGTGTTATGCGTGGAGGATATACTCCTATAGTATATCCTCCTGTAGTATATACTGATGAACAAAAAGAACAACTTCGCCAAGATGATAAGACTGATGAAGAGATTGAACGATTCGAAAATGCAGGAATAGAATTTGATGATTTAATTGAAGCAATACGTCAATTAAAAAAAGAAGAAGGAAAATTAACGGTGGAAGAGTTAGTGTCTACGGAAGATAATAATACTGATAATAATGGTACAACTTTAAATGGTGGAAGAAAAAGAAGAACAATGAAGAGAAGAAAGACGCAAAAGAGACGCTCAACTCGTAGGCAAAGAGGTGGCGACGTTTTTTACTCGGATAAGCAGCGCAAACATTTAATTGAACTTGGGATCTTACAGAAAAATCTAAAAAAATGGCAAGAAGCAAAATTCCCTTATGAGAAAGCAGTAAATTACTTAAATGATGATCAGGCGGATACTTACGCGGATAGACAAAAACGCCAATTAAAAAGAAAGGGTTGGTCTAGTGAAAACATTGAAAAGTATAATGGAAACATACCATTTGAGTTGTTAGTAAATGAGAACCCGAAAGGACGTAGTCCTGCTAAAAATTCAAATTCATCCACCGATATAGAAGAAGAGCGTTTTTCAGATGTTCCGTTTAATAGCGACAGAACTTCCACTGGTAGAAATTCAAGAAGAACCAGAAAAACAAAAAGTAGCCAAAAAGGCGGGACATGTTATGGAAGTGGTGTAGGCGCGAATTCATATGACCCTAACTTTTCCATATACAACACTCGTCAACTCGGACTATTTCCTTACAGTGCCAAATAAAATCAAATGGTAGGTATAAATTCCCAGTCTAATTCTTCGCAAATTTTTTTCCAAATGCTATCCTGTTCAATGCGTTTTTCTTTGTCTTTCAACATAGGGAAATGCTCCAAGTATTGTTCTTCGCCCAAGAGTTCGCACAATTTGAAAGCCGTATAATAATAATTTAAAAAATTAACGCGGTCCTCGGGGCAGTGTTTTGAGTAATACGATTGTATTTCAATAAATAGATTGCAAAGTGTCTCTTCCAATTCTTGCGACATAATCGGCGGTTTAATTCCTAATTTATCTTTTATAAATGGGATATGCTCATAATATTTATTATAACCAAGTTTTTTAAGAATTTCCTTGGTTTTAAGATTCGATATTTCCGACATATCAATCCTCTCTTTTTTAATTTGAAGTTTGATATTTTCAATTACATCTGGCGGAATTTGCGTTGTTTCTTTTCCTTGGAATTGCGCCAATATTTCTTTAAAATGATTTATTCTTTTATAAGCGTAAAAACATACC